AAATTGCTTCCTGCCTAGTAGTCTTTTGACCACTATCCGAAATAACCTTCGCAGTGTAACTATGTACGTCAAAACCATCATTAATCTCCTTCATTGCTGTTTTATCCTGTGACAAATATGCCGCAGTCCTAAACTCTAATTGTGCAAAATCTGCTTCAAGTATCTTGCCACCTTCCCATCGTGAAACAAATACCCTTTTTACAGGAAACGTACCACCTCTAGGCATGTTCTGCATGTTTGGGTCTGCTCCACTAAACCTACCTGTTGATGTTCTATGTTGTAGTAGTCGAACATGCAACTTACCATCTGCTTTAGTATAGGTATTTATACCATCAACAAATGACGATAGATATGTATCTAGTGCTGACAGTCGTTGTAGGTCGGTTAAAAACTGTACAGCATCCTGCATATCATTCTTTCTAGCAACACTACGTAATGTGTCTAGATATGTTTTGTTAATTGTAAAACCATTTGCACTTACCCATTTAGAATTTGGTGCTGTAAATTTTAACCCTGCTACAACTCCTGTATCATTAAATAAGTAACCATGAGTACTGCAATTAACACATCTACTTGTCCTAGAATATAAACTGCCATCCTTTTTTACCTTTCTTACATAACCTTCGCCCTTACATACGTTGCACTTTACAGCTTTTGTTTTTTGTATAATTGAAGAATATTCTTTTACTATATTTTTATATTGTGCATCAGGCATATAAGGTATAAAATTATTTGCCCACATAGATTTATCATTAGGTTTTCTACTATATATTACCCAAGACATTTGCTCAGGGCTATTTAAATTAATAGGTGTGTCTCCCATTAGATATCGCACCTGTTTATTTAGCCTAGTTTCTACATCTAACCTTTCTTGCTCAAACTGTTTTTTTACTTCATCTAGTTTATCTAAGTTAACAGAAAAACCATTTCGATATATCTTTGCAAGTATAACACAAACTTGATTTGTTAAGTTTACTGTACTTGTAAGAACTTTATTTTTATCTTTGTTTAACCTACTTGTTATAGATTGATACAAATCTCTTGTAGCAAATAGGTCTGCCTTTAAATATTCTGATAACTCATCTCTAGGTATTTCATCTGTAGCATAACCTTTTGCAAAGTAATCCTTTAGAGTATCCTCTTTTTTAGTATCTAAATTATATCTCAATGCACAATCCTTGAGATGCAAAGGTTCTTTAATACCTCTCTGTAATATATACTCGCCCAGCATAGTATCAAATACATCTTTATCATATTTAAACCCACACTCCCAAAGCCACATCAAATCATAGGCTATGTTATGTCCTATAAGACATGTTGTTTTGTCTAGTGTTTCCTGTATATCATTTGTTTCGCCTGTATCCATACTATATAATTTATAATCGCCATCTTCTTTTAGATAACCTACCATGACCAATTTGTTTGATGGTTCAAATGGGTCAAGGTGCATCTTACCATCTTTCTTTGTAACTGTATTTTCTACATCTAAAATTAATTTCATACTTCATATCTTCCTACTTGATAATTCAAATTACAGTGAACGACACCGTGCCATCCTGTAAGTTTATTCTTTACCACATTTAAATGCCTTTGTAAATCCTCTTCTGTTTCATCTTGTTTTGGTGGGTTTTTAGCAATTAAAATCATCAAGTCAGCTTCTGCAGCCTTGCCTGTTCTACTGCCTTCCATCATACTTTGATTTAACAATACCTTACCCTCTGCATCTGCAGATAGCTGTGACATATAAAACATAGCACACTTGTGTTCCTTTGCAATCATACGAGCATGTACTGCATTAGCCTTGAGTGCTTCGTCTGTTCTAGCAAAGCCCCCTGTACGTGCAAACTTGTCACCCATATCAAGTATTACAATATCAGGTCTGTACGATTTACAAACACTTTCAACCCATGACATATCTCTACCTGTAGCATCTTTAATCTTTATGTTTTGTTTTACAGGCTCATACAAATCCCTTGCTTTAATTGGGTTATCTCTAACTTCTTTCATAGTCATGCCTGTCGCTGCCGTCAGATATCTAGCACCAACTCTATGGCTTCCCTCTTCGTTACATAGTATAATACAACTTGCCCCCTGCTGTGCCAAACCATTAGGACCTGCCAACAAACTTGCATGAAAGGAAGTCTTGCCTGTATTAGGTCTAGCTCCTATCTCAATTAAATGTCCTGAGTTAATTCCTTCTACCTGTCTTGTTAGTGCAGGTACATTGAAAGACCAACGTGCTTCTAAATCATTTTTAGCTAGTAATGTTTCTATATCCATATCATCCCACTCCACATTTAAATTAGGTGTAAAATCATCTCCGTACATCTCTAGTATATTACGGATAGGTTCAAGGCTTGAGTGTGAGCCATTCACATAGTCAAACCCTATGTTTGCAATATCTTCTCCTACAATCTGCTGGAACAGCTTTGACAACACTTCCTGTGCTACATCACCCCCAAGAGGTTGTTCATTCTTTATCTGCCTAAACAAGGAACTGTAGGCTTGTTTCTGTGCTGTTGTCATTGATGGGTTGCTAGACATAAACAATGCCTCAATCTCATCAGGTGTAACTGTTCTCTCGTATCTACTCATAGCTGTGTCAATAGATTTCTTTATTTTACGAGTATCTTTACTAAATAATCTGTCAGGACATTTAGCCCCACGATGGTCATCGTAGAACTCCTTATCCATCAAACTTCTTATCAATCCTAATTCCATAACTGTGTCTCCTTTGGGGTTAGTTCATACAAATTTTGTATATCTAATTCATTTCTATATTTTAAGTCATCCTTTAGTTTTAGTATCTTAACATCTTTTACATGTGAACGTAACTCTTTAGCAAAAGAAATAGTCTTAGGTAATGCATCAGGGTCTAAGGCTATGATAGTAGTCGAGAACTGCGACAGGAATTTTTTGTGTGAGTCCATTAACGATGTACCCAACACAGCTACCCCAACATATACATCACTACCCACAACTCCTGCACTGATGCAATCCTCGACTACAATTGCGATACTACCACAACCAAATGAATAAGGCAAGTCCGAATTACCATAACGTTTCCATTTTGGTATCTTGTTAAAGATAGACCTACCTGTAGCATCGACAACTCTGCCATCCCTCTTGATAGGAAAGACAACCCTGTGTTCTTTTACATCATAATACAAATCTAATTTAGATTGGTCTAAACCCCATTTGTTACACCAATCATTCATTTCATTTCTAGTATGATGTGGAACTACATACTCAGGCAACTCAAAATTACTCACAACTTGGGAGCTTTTTTTATTTTGTATGTCACGTATCTCGTCTACAGATAAGCGAACACGAGTGCTGCCTCTAATAACACAAGAGGCTTTGTAGCAGTTCCATAACAAAGAACCCATGTTGTTTGTAACAGAAAATGTTTTGTACGAATTACACATAGGACAATTCATTCTACGTGTGTCTCCACTCTCTACATTTAACTGTTTAACATATTCATATATATTATACATATTATATACTATATCCTTCCTTGTCGGCATTTGATATGCTTATATCATGCTCTGAAGTATCCGTCAACCCCCTACGTGTTTGATATGCTAAATTAGCACTTTTAAATGTATTTTTCATATATGGCTTAACACTTTGTGGGTTAGCATGTCCAGTAACTGACATAATATTACCCATAGATACACCTGCATCTACCATTTCAACTGTTCCTGTTCTACGTAAGTCAGATAATCGTAGCTCATTAGAAAGCCCTGCATCATTCATAACTTTTCTAGCTAGTCTAGGTAGTTTATACATACAATAGGGTACGTAAGAGCCTTTATAGAGCTTTGGTTGGGGTGCTACATACTCTTGAAACCCAAAATCTTCTTTCTGTTGTACTAACATCTCACCTAAGCCATCAGGTATGGGTAAAAAAACTTCTGCTCTACGTTTAGATTGTTCAATATGCATTTGGTCATTTTTAAAATCTATGTTTGACCATTGCAGTAAACGCATATCACCAACTCTTTGACACCATTCATATGCCATGTGAGCAATCAAGCCAACACTTCTTGTTTTATAGTTTGAGTAAGCTACATCTAAAAATTTAAACACATCTCTTCTATACCAAACTACTTTTCTATTAGGTGTGTTTCTTTTCTTTACTTTTGTAAACACATTTTGAACACAATGTTCCATATTAATACCATGATTAATTACTATTCTAGATGTTGACATTATGTGATTAGCGAATGACACACCTCTGTTGCACCAATCGTTGTATGCTAACTTGGCAATCTTAGTTGTGAGACTAGACAGCTTATAACTGCCTAGCCTCTTACCATCACTTACAGAAGTCTCTAACATAATTTTAATAAAATATTTATATTTTGTCTTAGTCTCTTCTCGTAAGTTATTGTATTCAAACGATAAATAGTAATCATCTACTAACTCAGTTACGAGCATTATGCCGCCACCAATTTAGTAAACTCAGGTGTTGATATCCACTTAGATACCTCTTGTTCTCTAGCCCACATAGACTGACTAACAGTATCTTTACCTGTGTTACGTAAATTAAAACCATTTCTCTCATCTGCATAAGATGCATAGTTAGTAAATGCACTGTACAAGGCAAACACATTTCTGCCACGTTTACGAATTTCTTTTTGTGCAAGTGGTATCATCTTCTCTGCCTTCCTATCGGACTTCATAATAGATGACAAGTACTCTTTCCAAGACTTCATAGAGTGCATTGGTAGCTCTATATTTGCCCAAGTCTGTAGCTTTTTTGTCTGCTCATAGAAGTCTACACTACTTTGATTAAGTTCTTGTATAAACCTATCCATGCAAAAATTAGATGTGTTCTTACGTCTAACCTTATCATACTCTCCTGTAATCATTCCGTTTGTACAGAAGAAGTCAATAGCCCCAAAGAATACTTGATTAGAACAAGACCCATCAACACCATGTAAGGCAATAACTCTCTGCCCTATCTTGGTCTCATGCTTGTCTGTTTCTATTGTGCTAGTTACATTAGGCAATGTCATGTCCATCATAGCCCATGCATTGTTTCTAGCACTACCCCACTTTACAGTAGAGCCTGACATAGAATCAGGAATGTTCTCAACCATAGTGTTTTGCACACCTTCAAAGAACTCTTTGTGTGAGGCACATCTAAAACCATGACCTACTACATTTAAGTATTCACCTGTTTTATTATTAATAACATATTTTTTGTCATTAACTTTTGATGGCTCAAAGTATACCTGAAAATCTAAGTTATCAGGAACTGCGTGTATTTCTGTTGGTATAATATCGAATGGCATAAAAGCCTCCTTTCTAAATTACTCCCATGTTGGGAGATTTTTGTTAAGTGATACTGTGTTATATCACATATATTATATTTGTCAAATTAATTTACTTTCCACATTGGATGCCAAGCTCTATCGTCAGAACTTAGTACATAGTCACCCCAATGATTAGGTGTATCATCTTCAGTCTTCTGTGGTGCAAACTGTAAAGAACTATGTAGCTCGTGTATAAGCTCTTCTAG